AGAAATTGCTAGTGTGCAAGGTTAAAACGATTGATGGCGTCGAATTTCGTGACATCAAAATCGGCAATGTTGATCTTGAGGCATTAACAGATTTGTTTAGCCCAGTTGCCTGCGTTAGCGTCTTACCTAGTGCCAGACTCATTGACTTACCGCTTGGTGGGTCGGCAGCGCATTTTAACCACAACTTTTCAATCAGCGACATCACCGACACCTTTGATGCATATTGGTTTGCAGCGCACCCATACACGCACCACATCCGCAGTGTCTTCAAGACCCGCGTGCCTAATGCTGCAGAGGCTATTCGTATCCGTCCGCGCTTGATCAACAACATCGAAGTTGCTATTGACGTTGCCAGCTTCTCGGATTACACGTACTTGGCTGATCAAGACGGCGGTTCCATGTTAGCGATGATCGAAACCTTCGTCTCTCGTAATGGCGGCGGCCGGATTCTCATGGATCGCTCATACGCTGTCAAGATAGCCAAGCTCATCGTTGGTCGCACTCGGCGAAAACTCTTTTCGTGCCCGATAAAGCCATTGAGCATTGACGAATTATCAATGGGTTTCGAAAGGTTTGTGCGCAAAACCATCGCGCGCGGCAAGTCCGAACATTATATCAACGCGGACCTACTTGACCTTGATCGGCTGCAAGCATTTATGAAAACCCAACTGAAATCAAAATGGGAGCCAACACGCGAAAACTTCCAGACAATGTATGAAGAATCGCAGCGCAGTGTCTATGGCGCTGCCATGGAAGGCAAAGCTGGCCAAGGCGTTATTGGCTGGAGCAAACCTTTGTGCTTCGTTTTCGCAGCTTGGATAAATGCTATTGAAGAACGCTACCTAAACGAACTAAAGCCGTGGGTTGTTTACGCCACGCAGATGGGCGAAACCGAAATGGTTGGGCGCATCAATGGCATATTACGCCAATACCATAAATGCATCCTTGTAAAAGGCGATGACGTCGCTATTATTTTCATGGACGAGAATGGACAAATGCGTGCCATTTCGTGGGACGCCGCGAAGTTTGACTCGACTCAAGCGGCCGTCGTAATGGCTGGGCAAGCTTTCGTCATGCACATGTACGGCATGCCAGACATGCTTGTTTCGTATTATTACAACTTTATGGAAAATAGCCAAATAAGGAGCTTAGGTCGCGTCCTTGAAATGGTATTACACTTTTGCCGTCACTCGGGGGGCATGGAAACACTCTGGGGCAACACAAATCACAGCCTCAATATGGTCGGCCTTGTAATGGAACTCGATGATGCCGGTGATTGGCGCCAAGCCAAATTTTCTGAATCCGGCATGCGCATCATGAACGCCGCTCTCGGTGCTTCGCTTAAAGTTCATGAAGGACCTATCGGTGATTTTGTTGGATACATCATACAGGATTTCTCCCTTCGTCCGGATATCTTCAGGCTAAGCGCTAAAGTCATCAGCCGCCGCTTCGCTTTAGGTACAACCGTCAGCGCGACGCAACGTGCAGCTTACGAAGAGGAATGTCCGGCGCTTCGCAATCACAGACAACCAGGCATGCTGTCACTATATCATAACATCGTTGAATACAGTTTTGCGGTCCGTGATCGGCTGTCCACTATCATATCCGAAGATGATCGCGTGCAAACAATACGCGCCAATGCTGCACTTTACATGCCAGAGGTACCAGCTGCTGAAGCCCACGCTCGCATCGGCATTATGCTTGATGCATTGTCAACATTTGGAAAACGACAGTTTGCGCCGATTTACTTCGAAGCTCTAAGACGTCGAATTATGACCAAGTACTTGCTGCCTATTGAGAACGAAGCAGACCAAGAAGATCAATCGCATCTTATAATGGATCGTGACACTTGTGAACGAGTCGTAACTGACCTCCACATGGTTGACCGCGCAACACTGCCAGTTGAGCAATACACTTACCGAACTGACGATGATTGGAACTTTGGTATTAAACACCAAGTGACTAAAGTCGTCAAATCTGTTGCTGTCCGATGGTGGACCCGGCTCATTAACGCCTTAACGGCTCGCATAGCGCGATCGCGCTTCGCTGGCAAATTGTGGTGGCTCAGCTGGCTGCTGAATAAGATCCGGCGCCCGAGCGAGGCCGCCCTCGAAGATGCCGAAGACGACATTCCCGATATCGCGATCGACGCGCCTAACGCCGAGGCGCCCGATCACGACGAACACGATCGTGAGAACGAAGAAATCGAAGAGGAAGTTCGTTTGGCCCAAGGGTTCGCCGATCGATATGCGGCAATTGAAGCGCGAGTTAACCAGTGCCTCACGGCCGACGAGAAATGCACTAAGACTTTTGCTGATTTCCGCGGAGTCAGAAAATACGAAAGCGCCGCTGCATACAAACTTCTAGATTGCATAACAGCTGACCAAGAACGTGATTTCGTCGAACCGGAAAACATGTTGACAGCTTGTGACATCGGGTCTGCACCTGGCGGTTGCAGCCAAGTGTTTTGCGAATTTAGCGGAATTCGTCGCGTTATAGCCATCAACGCCCCGAAGAATCATCCGGGCGCTTTGCAAATGCAGTACACGAATCCCAAAATCGATTTGCGCCTCGTCGACGTGAATACACTCGCCGAATTACCTGAAGCGGACTACTATTTTAGCGATGTACAAAACCTCAATAGCACAAAGATCATTGAATATTTGGATTGGGCTCTTGATAATGACAAATTATTGGCCATTAAATGTAATAACCTGGACGACAGACTTGCTGCATGGCTACTCAACCGACAAATTATCCTCAAGCCGCGCCGCAGCAATCGCTATTCCTCGGAATTCTATCTTCTGAGTTATGAACACGACGACAGTCTAACGTTGGCAGGGTATCTAACTCAATGGGATATGAGCGTCATGGATCTTGAAGCAAGACGTCTACCAAACCCCTACGCATCTGAGGATAACGAATTGGCAGGACGCAGTACGCCAATCCTCAACGAAGCCTACAAACAAATCACAGGCAAAGAAAGAGTAATCCGTAGTGCCTTACAACTTGCCGATCTTTTGAAACTTGCGAGCATCAACTTTCGCATCACTCAAAATCGACAAATGGTGCATGAGAATACACGCGGCGCAGCCGGTCGGCATTGGGAAATTGATCTTGACACCAATGAAGTCGAGGCTATTGAAGACGCTGAAGCCGCTCGCCGCAGAGAACGTCCCAGACCAGATAATGCGGGCGCCCGCGGTGGTGATGAAGCGTATGCTGAAGAATATGATCATGAAGTGGCTATTGCCGATGAGGCTGAAAACTACGCCGATGCTATTGCCAACGGCTTGATTGTCAATCGCTTGGCTTACGTACCGACTTACACAGCTATTCCTGACAACTTCAAAGTATCTGAAAGCGAGATCGTTCTGTGGGGCCCCATCCTCGAGGAATTGTGGCGTAGCCTGGTGTCACGTTGGAGCGCGTTGCACCCGATCGGTTTCGCTCATGCTGAGGCTGCACTTTTCGCCTGGCGCAATGACTTCGCCATTTGGAAAGATCAACTTATTGCTTGTCCACTGTTGTTTGGCATGCCCAACATAGGCTTTCTTTGGCGCACAGCGTTTCATATTCTCCACAACCGTTTGGTGCTAGCGGGTGATCTGTCACCAGCGGCAGTCTGCGCCATAAACGCCTACAAAGCAGCTTTGCTCGTGGGCCCGAATTGGAATTTACGTTTTTATGTCATCGGATTGCTTTGCTTCGATTACCGCAGAGGTAACACTCTTTTGAGCGCGGTGTCAATGTTTAACAACATCATGTGCATTGTGCGCACTCTGCAAGCTTTCCACGCCGCGTACAAACAAGGCGCAAAGAAATTTGCAACCGTCGTTGGCCTTGGCATAATTTATCGTCAGTTTTACACCATTGTGCGAACGATTATGCCGAGCTGGATGAAATTCGACATCATCGCTAATTCGCAACGCGTGCGTGAATGTTTGAAACTCATCCCCGCCCTTGAACAACTAGGCATCGATTTCGAGACCCCAGCACTAAATTGGGACGCAAAAAGATTGGCCGATTGGTCGAGTCAAACGAACGACACGATCATGGCAAAGGTGGCGGAGATAACACGAGAAGCAAATAACACTGGACCTAAAATGAATGTCTTCTGCCCACCTGCGATCGGCGATTTTAAGCCAATCTCCAAAACCAACAAATTGGAATGTTTGGTGAATTTCGACGGGGCCCAGCCTATACAACCTATCGAATTTAAAGGACCTCAACCCATACAACCAATCGAATTCAAATCGAAACAACCGGTTTATTTCCAGGAAGCGCAACATGTCATAGTGGAC